GGCGTCACCGCAGACCTCGGCGTTGCCCCAGACCTTGGCGTCACCGCAGACCTCGGCGTCACCGCAGACCTTGGCGTTGCCCCAGACCTTGGCGTTGCCCCAGACCTTGGCGTCACCGCAGACCCACGCTTTCCCTTCATGGGAAAGATTTTCTTCCTTCTCAATCCAGCCGCCCAACTCACCAGCATCCACCAGACCAAAGGAAATGACGGCCCGGATGCGATGCAGTGTGACAGTCCTGAACATCAGCTGAATTTTCCTTGTTTCCCCTGTGAACTCATACTTCCTCATGTTTTCTATACCTCGCTTTCTTTCAGATAGGTCACCGCTTCACCATATCGGCGGCTTATCATCCGCAGTTCTTCTTTTTCCTTTGCTTCACGTTCACAAACCGCATAATAGGTGTCATCATCCCGCAGTGCCGTTACTTCATCACGAATTAACCTTGTCATCATCTGCGGTTCAAGGGCATCCAGTTCCCAAGATTCATCACCGAATTCTTCCATGTACTTCCCGCATCGTGAATCCGTGATTTTTGCCGGGTTTGGCGGCGGGTTATATGTCTGAACCTGTTCCATCGTCAGCGCAACCCGCTTGACCTCAACATCGGCTCCGAACATCCACAGCCGTTCCTGAATATCCCTTGTCATATCAATCCCGCTTGGGTCATGGTCACCAAGATGAATAATGAAGCAGTTATCACGTATCCGATTCTGACGGATGAACCGCTGTGCCGCCGCCCACATTTCAGACTGTGACGTGTATCCCCGGCAACTGAAAAACGGTGTGTCAATGCTGCCGCAGGCCTGTCCCACGATGTCAACCAGTGCATCTTTTTCAACCCAAACTTCAACATAGTTTGGCTGACCTTCCCATTTATCCAGCATATAAGAATACATAGCCGATTCGATGACGCTTGACGGGGTTGTCCAATGGCTGTTTTTTCTAAGGTTCCGGGTTCTGTCTGTGATGCTGTGCCAGTCAATCAGGCCCGCAAGCCGTCCGTCATTGATAAGGTTTCCGATGTTCTTATAGCTGCGCTCATTGTTGGGGATATACCCACGTGCCACCAGCTGGTAATAAGTCTGTCTAAGGGTCAGTTCATATCCCTGTGAACTGTATTCGTCCACCACCTGATTGATAAGCTCAATCAGTTCAAGGCTTTTACCTCTGAAATTGATTTCCTTGTACTGAATCTTTGGCATCAGACCTGCACCCCCTCAATTTCAGCGAACCGCAACGCATTGATGAAGTACACCCAGCGGTGTTCAGAAGTATGGATTGCATAACCCCAAGGGAAAACACCCTGTTGCAATCCCTTCCTGACCGTGTTGTGGTTCATACCAAGCATCTTTGCGGCAACCTTCACATCCAGTTCAGGGACAACGCCGCCTTTGACCTTCTGAATGAAGTACTGCGGGGAATCTTCCTGTTCAAAGTAGTCAGCCGCAAGTCCAAGTGATACTGCAATATCACTCTGTGTCTGCTCTGACGGAACTGTCTTGTCATTCAGGTACATACTGATTGACCCCTTGCTTTTCCCGGTCAGTCCGACAACCTGTGCCTGATTCAGATTCAGTTCCTGCATAGCCTTTTTCAGTTTTTCACTGAACTTCATAACATCACCATTCCTTTCTTTTGTATCTTGTTAAGATACAAATTAGCTAAAAAAAATCAAGTCTACTTCCTCAGCAGAAAGATTATACTTATTCTTAATCTTTAAAATCTCCCCCTGATTAAATTCTGCACCACCTGTTTCATTGATTTTTGCAGAAAACCTTGACTTAGAAATTCCAAGATATTCTGCAAGCATTCCATCATTATCACCATGTAACGCCATTACACTTCTTAACTGATTTTTGTTCATTCTTTTTCACCACCTTCCACATCATCAGGAAAAGCGTTATTGTTATACTGCTTTCTGATTCTTATACGCATGACGCCAGATTCCAGCTGTTCCTCACTGGTAACATGGAATCTCTGATGCTTCTGTTTCAGAATTTCCATATAAGCCAGATATTCCAGTTTTGAAGGAAATTCAAGAATCTGTTCAATCCATGCGGCAACGATTTTCTTCACGGTAACACCTCACTTTCCTTGATGTTTGGAACAACCCTTTTATAAAGACTGTCTACTGTCAGCACACCTTGAATCAATCAGGGGTGTCTTTCCCTATCAGATTTCACGCTAAAATCTGCAAACCTGCTGACCGTCATATGACGCTTTCAAGCGTTGCCGCCATCGCCCGCTGTTCAAGTTTCGCATTAAAACCCTGAACTTAAACCTGTCAACCAACACACAATAGACAGTATTTATAAAGGGGCTGTTCCCTTGACCTGCCATCATCAGAGCCGGGGCAGTCACTTCCCAGCTGACGGCCATTCTGGCCGTTTCGGCTATTCCTCGCAATCCAAATAATCCGCACAATCACACAGGTATTGGTATTTGTCCCAATCAAATTCTTTGTTTTCTTCATCCCAGCATTCCATGACGTTCTGTTCAGCCCTTGTCATATTCATTCACCTTTACCTTTCTACTTTGAACAGCCAATCACTTTCATCTTCCGTACATGCCCCAAAGTATTCATCAGTCCGGCTAAAACAATATTCAATTCCGTAGAACTGTCTGACTACCATCTTGTAAACTTCCCACTGAGCCTGACACCACATGGCGGCTTTTCTGTCTCCAACCGATAACCATTTATCCCATGCAGTTAAGCATTCCTGCATACCGCTCCCAAGTTCGGTTTTCAAAAATTTTTCTTTATTCAGCTTCATCATAGTCCTGCATCTCCATTCCTTGATTTGAACCGCTGCAACGGTTTTTGTTTTGTATCTTATCAAGATACAATTACATTATAGCAAGTATTTTTCGTATGTCAACACCTTTTTATAATTTTCAAGATACATTTTTAAATTTATTTGATGTTTTTCCGATTCTGTGGTATTATTAAGATACAAAACAGTTTAGAAAGAAGGTGGATTCTTTATGACTATGGGGGAATTGATAAAATACCATAGAAAAGAATTAGACTTATCGCAAGAAGAACTTGGCCAAATGCTAAAACCACCAGTAAACAGAGCCGCAATAAACAAATGGGAAAATGGTACTGTGGAAAATATAAAGAGAACCCATATACAGCAAATGGCAAAGATTTTTGATATGTCCCCATGCGAACTAATGGCTTTTGATTTCCAAAATGATTTTAATGAACTCACATCTGAACAAGCTGAATTGATTGAATTATTTAATTCCTTAACCAAAGAGGGAAAGCAAGAAGTCGTTAAGTATGCAGCCTATATTTCTTCACAGGATAAATATAATGTGAAAAAAGAATCATTGGGCGTGAAGGAAATATCATAATAATTGATTTTACAAAACGGTAACACTTAGTAACTGTTAAAAGTATCTGTTGAAATACTGATAAAATAAGGCGGTAACTGTTGGTAGCTGTTAAATGATATATTCTTATTATTTTAAATTCTATGATATTTTAAGAAATAAGAATATTGAAAATATAAGAATATAAGTGTGAACCGATACCGATACTAACCGATACCAAAAAGAAAGGGGAAAATACAGATGTTTGGAAAAAGAAAGGATAAAAAAGATTTAACTGATTTATCAATATATGCGGCATTTCATCACGTCTCTGGACTTCCTATTGTAGAAGAATGTCTGTGTGAAGTGTTTTCATTTCCTGATAGATTAGATTTTAGGTATGGAACAACTGAAATTACTTTATCAAAATCTAAAATCACAGATATGACCATTAAAACCGATACAGAAATACAAACCCAAGCAGTTTCAAGCATTGGCGGTGCAGTCTCCGGTGCTATGCTTTTTGGTGCATTAGGCGCTGTTATTGGTGGAAGAACTAAAAATAAAAAAGTAAAAAGCACTACCGACTATTTGATAATTACATACTGTGGAGACGCAAACGATGATTTAAAATTTATTGTGTTTGACACAAAAAACAACCCACCATCAGCCCATAAGTTGATAAAAGAGTTTCAAAACAATTCAAACCTGTCTAATATAAAAATAACGCTATAGACATTTACAAGGTGAGTAAAAATGATGTATAAAATAATCAAAAATTGTGACACTTCAAAGGATTATATAATAAACGAAAAAGAAGAAATATTTTTCAATACAATGTATGAACACTTTTCACCTGATATAAACCAACGTATATCTCTCACAAGAATGTCAACTGGTTCTATTTCTGTTTATTATTCTTCATACCCTATTGGGAAAATTAAGCTACAGGGCAAAAAATATAGTATGCAGATACTAAAAGGACTACATACAGTGAAAGAAGTTGAAGGTACTGTTGATGACTTTATTTCACATATATCAGATTGGGAAAGATATATTCGTTTACATTGTAAGTAAAAAGTTGACCCCCGGCTGTTGCAGCAGCCAAGGGTCAGGTGATACCCAAATCAAGGAATGGATGATTTGGACTATGCAAATACCATTATATCATTCATTCCTTGCCATTTCAATCAGGAAAGGAATGAAACATCATGGGGAAAAGAAATCCTAATGGTTACGGATGCGTGACCAAGCTATCAGGGAACCGTTCAAAGCCTTGGATAGTCAAGGTCACTATCTACGATGAAGCAGGCCATTCCCGGCAAGTCCCGGTTGCCTACGCTGAAACAGAGGAACAGGGAAACATCCTGCTGGCCGAATATAACAATAACCCTTGGAACATCGACCGGAACAAGGTCACCTTGGTGGAACTCTATAACAGATGGGCGAAAATCAAATTGCCTAAACTCGGAACTTCAAATCAAAGTTCCCTGAAATCAGCGTTCAAGCACTGTTCAAAATACTATGGGATGAAGTACCGGAACATCCGGGCCTATCAGATGCAGGACTGCATTGACAACTGCGGCTGCGGATATTCCACGCAAGGGGCCATAAAAAACCTGTGGGGTCATCTTGACCGCTTCGCCTTTGAATTGGACATCATAGACAAGATGTATTCATCCTTGACCACAGCGCCGCCGATACCAGACACCCAACGAACGCCATTCACGCCGGAACAGGTCAGCGCCCTGTGGAAAATTCAGTCTGACCCGTGGGTTGATACAGTGCTTATTTACCTTTATACGGGGTTTAGACTGACTGAACTGCTTAGAATGAAAACTGAACAAGTCAATACCAAAGACTGGTATTTTCAGGGCGGCATCAAGTCAGCATCCGGCAAGGGGCGCATAGTCCCTATACATGACAGAATCAAGCCCTTTGTCCAGTCACTGGTTGACCAAGGTAACCTTTATCTGTTCAGCATCAACGGGAAGAAATTTTCACAGACGAACTACTATAAATGCTGGAATGAAGTCATGGAAAAGATAGGGGCAGACAAAACCCCACATGAAGCCCGGCACACCTTTGAAACGAACCTTGATAACGCCGGGGGGAATCGAAAGTGCATTGACATGCTGATGGGTCATAAGTCAAAAGACGTGGGAAACCGGGTGTATAACCACAAGACCATTGAACAGCTGCGGGAAACCATAGAACTGTTGAAATAATGATTTTTTCATTGAACCAGTAACAAATTAGAAACAAAAAGGGCGGGAAATGCTTATTTTTAAAGCAAATCCCGCCTTTTCGCCTACATTATACCATAAATTTAATCATTACACTAGCCCGCAAAATGCCTATATTTACGGGAAAGTTCAGTTTTAAAATCCTTATATATCCCCTCAAATCTTAGGCATTTAGTAACAAATTAGAAACACACCCTTACTGCTTTTTCAGGTACTCACTGGACACAAATCCGGTCTTTGTCTGGTAGGCCACCAGATACCAGTTCACGCCGCCAGCGGCAGTATAAAAGCCGTAACAGGTAACCTTGTCCCCCTTGGGGATGGTCAGCTGGATGGGCTTACCTGTCCCGGCTCCCGCCCTCAAGTTCAGGTTTGCGGTTGTCTCATATGTTCCGGCAAAGGCATCATTCTTTGACCGTGCATAGTCAACCTTCATGCTGCCTGTGTTGTCCGGTTCGGATGCCCCGCTGGATTCATCCGCTTTCTTTGTGACATAGGCAGAATGAACGAACCCATACTTGCCATTATGCTTGATGTAATACCACAGGGAACCATCCCTTGCCTGAACGGTATCACATACACCGATTTCTGCGCCGTTTTCAAGCGGGCTGAAAGAACATTCATCATATTCTGTTCCCGCCCAAGTCCTGACATTCAGTGAACTTGCGGTCACTCTGCCAGTCCATTTCACAGAACGATTCAGGCCACCAGATGAACCGTTGCCACTGTCTACGGGTTTTTCATCTGTGACGCCGGATGTCTCCCCGGTGGCCTTGGCTGTATAGTTCGGCAGGCAGTAGCCTCGGATGTAACGCCCGTCAACGGCCAGCGTGCGGTATCCGACCGCATCAGACTTGTTGCCCTCAATCACCTTGATGGTGTTGCCGGATACGGATTCCACCAGTCCCACGTGTTCAGGATAGCCGCCGCAATCACCGTTGCCGGAATCATCCCAGTCATACATGATGATGTCAGCAGGGGACGGCACATAATTGTCACGTTCCTGCCAGCGTCCGGCATTCTGATACAGCTGAATCATGGCCCCGCATCCGCATTCAGTGAACATGATGTCCGTATAGCCGCACAGGATGCTTACAGCAGACACAAACGTGGCACACCATGCGTCAGTGTACTTCACCGCATAGCCACGGGCCAATGGCTTGTGGCCGTTGTAGATGTCAATGATTTTCTTATGTGAACCGTCAGATTCCTTACAGCCAAGGTACTGTTTCGCAGTATTCAAAACTTTCTGTCTGACTTCCAACTCTGTCATTTATTCTTTCCCCTTTCAGTTAAATTATTTCTTTTTGGGTTCCGTGTAGGTCATGGCTTGTGCGCTGTCAGTAGTTCCTGCGGTTGTCGGGTCATTTACCACCCCTAAGATAACCAGCACAGAAAATACAGCGTTGACAATGGCCGCAAGCTGTTCATTCAGAACACCAAAATCCCACTGATAGCCAAACGGGGCGACCACTACCTGAACAAGCAACAGCACGGCTGGAATCAGCGTCAGCCAAAAGGTTTTATTTTTGATTCTTACCAACCAGTTAATGTTTTTCATAATTCTGTTCCCCTTTCTTTTTCAAGTGCAGTTCGTCAATTTCTTCTTTCATCTTGGTCACCATCCCGTTCCCACCTAACGCATGATAAGCGTCATACATTTCATCAAAATTCTGGTAGGCGTAAGACGGAATTTCTCCCAAGGTCATATACTTATCGTGGTATTCGATAAGCTGGACACGCAACAGCAGCATGGTTCCTTTACCGTTGGCATCCCTGTCTTTTTTCTGGTTTTTCAACAGCCATACAATATACCCCATCAGTGCGGTCAGTATAATGGGCAGTGCTATCGTGTAGGTCTGCATCAGAAAATGCTCCACTGGTTGTCACCCTTTCCGGTACAAAAATAACCGCATCAGACCTCATATAATGGTCATATAGCGGTTATAATTGCACCTTTGATAATTTGTGTTACTCTGCTAAATCCCCACAATCAAGGTCAATCAGAACGGTCTTTACCTGTTCCTTGATTCTTGCCGGGATATCTGCAAAGTCCTTTTTCCCTTTAATGATAAGGGTTGCATAAACTACTGCCATTTGTTTCACATCCTTTCTGAATAAGATTTGATATATGATGAACTGAAACATCAGTTATCACCACCATTACCAAGTAATGCCTGAACTTCTGTTTTGATTTTGTCAGGCACATCATCAATGGTCTTTAGACCTTTTCTAATCAGTTCAGCATAAATTTTTGCCATAACCTTTCACCCCTTTCTTTTATGGAATCATTTCATAAACTTCACATAATGCAAGCTGCATGTCTGTCATCTGTGCTGACAGGGATTCATTTTCTTCTGCCTTCGCTTTGATGAATTCGTCCTTGGTGTACTGAACAAGGTCATATTCCCAGCCGTCAAACCCCGGCTGTTCCTCTGACCCCGGTTCAGTAACCTTTGAAATGTTGCTTGATACCCAAACAGAATAGTCATCCATGACCAACTGTTCAGGCCGCTTCACACTCCTGACTTTTCCGTGATTTGTCATCCTTCTTTCCACCTTTCTTTGATTTTTTGCCCTTGATATTTTTGATATAATAATCATCAGCGTATGGCTGAATAGGCACAATGTATGTTTTATATAATTGGCTGCTATCACACCATTTCAACCAGCCTTTGTATGACTGGATTGAACACCACTCTGAATAGTTCATCTGTTTCCCGTTCTCAACCTTTGCCCGGATAGCGGTCATTTTCCGCTCAAATTCCAGACAGGTTGATTTTCTAAGCAGCGTGTAGTCCTTGAATACCCGATAGCCCACAAAATCCACGCCACGGATAAAACTTGGAAAGATTTGATAGTTGCCTTTTATCCTTAATTTCAACTTTGTTCTGAAATACTCGTCTATCTCCTGCAATAGCGCATGAAGTTCTTCTTTTGTCTTTGCAAAAATACATATATCATCCATATAGCGGTAATAATGCTTGACCCGCTTGACTTCCTTCATCCAATGGTCAAACGGTGTCAGATAAAAGTTCCCGTCATACTGTGAAAAGTAATTCCCGATAGGGATACCAACACCTTCAATGAATTTCTGTCTGCTGAACTCAACAATCTTGATTTCATTCCCGCAGGCCCTGTAGAATTCAATATTTTCTTCGGTTGCCGGACACGTACTGATGCTATCAATAATTTCATCTATCAGTTCCAGCAGGTCAGGGTCTTTGTATTTTTTCCTGAACGCCTGCTTCAAAAGTTCATGGTCAATAGACGGATAGAACTTTTTGCAGTCAATTTTCAGGCAGTACGGCATTTCATCCGGCACGGTATCAACAGCCCTTCGCAGCTTCTTCAATGCCGCATGAATCCCTTTGTTCGGTATTGCTGAATAAGTGTCATCTGTGAAATATGCCAACAGCTGCGGTTCAATCACCTGTATGACCGCCCACTGACAGATTCTGTCCGGGAAGAACGGCAGCTTGTAGATTTCACGTTCCTTCTTCTGGTCTTTCTTTGTAAAAATCGTGTACGTTGAAGTGTGATATTTATGATTCTTCAACATCCACTGCAACGCCGCCAGATAGTAATATGGCCGTTTATTGATTTGCTGAACTTCTTTGTACCACCCCTTTCCCTTCTTTGCGTTGCGGAAAGCCAATTCAAGGTTTTCCATGGAACAAATTTTTTCCCATAAATAGCCGTATCGTTTCACGTCTTTTTCACCTTGTATGCACAATGAGCCGAATCTTCAACCCGCCTGCGGCGGTTTACCAATACAGCCCAAGGTATTTTGATGTTTTGGCAAGTGCCACGGCAAAGTGCTTCATCACTGGTTTTCATAAGAACACCCCGCCATTTCTGACGGGGTGAACCTTTGTGCATTTACTAAGCGACTGCTGGAAATATTACGATTACGATTCGAGGGTGTATTGTTCGAATTACGATAGAAAGGCCTGGTATTAGAACCATTATTCCAATTCGCACTGGAAATCACAATTTCTTGTTTTTTCCCGCTGACTGGTGGCCTTTACTGGTCATTCTCTTTTCCCAAGCAGAAAAGCACTTACCTTATGTTTTTTATTTATGCTGCCTTATTCTTCGCCTTACGATACACCAAGCGACCGCCGGAAATAGTACGATAACGATACGAGGGCGCATTGCTCGAACTACGAGAGAAAGGCCCGGCAGCAGAACCATGACTCCAACGCGCACCGGAAATCACAATATGCCATCCATTGGTGGACACATACGAATAAGTGTAGTCACCAACAGGAAGGGAACTGTTCCCCAGCACTTCCGATGCAATAAACAGGAAGTCGAATTCTTCCGTGTATCCAAAGGCTGAAATATATCCTTCTGTGAACGCCATGGGGAAGTCCACCAGCTTATAGGAACCGTCATCCTTGGAATCTGCAAAGGCGTTGTCTGCGATATAGAAAGCGTGTGTCCACTGCGCCAGAACATTGATTCCATCCTCATGTTTCCAGATGTTGCCCCAAAGGTTTTCTTCTCCACGATAGGACACCATGATGATTGTGATGTCATCGCCAATTTCTACTTCTACCACACCGGATGCGTTACCAAGGTTAGACGTGGCCCCAGTCAGTTCAGACATATTGGTGGAACCGTCATCCGTTCTGTTCGTGTGACCCGCACCAATAGCCGACTGCATATTAAAACTTGCGTATTCAATCAGCATCAGCATTTCCGTTGCTGAATGTGAAATCGTGTAGTCCTGACACCAGCCGCTGCCACGGTTTGCTGCAAGGGTTCTTGCGTTGGCTCTGGTCAAGTTCTGAGTTACGCCAGAACAGGGCTTTGCCCCTGCGATGCTGGACAGCTTATCCCCTGTGCTTGCCGTAAAGTCTCCAATCTGTTCATCCGTCATCAGGTAGGCCCCAGCAGAAACGTCATAGATGCAAGGTTCAAAAGCCGCCCTGTAGATGACTTCCTGTTCCTCACCATTTACGATGAAAGCCGGATGCAGTTTGAATCCAGCCTTGGGCTGCGGTGAAACATAGTACCTTGCCTTTCTCATGTGTACCCCGTTGGCAGGGGCTTCTGCATAAGACTTCACAGTTCCAGTCACGCCTGTGGAACCAAAGGAAACGGACAGCTTTTCCCGTGCGCCGGAAATCCTTGACACAAACCTGATTGTGGTTCCGTTCGGTCTTGTCTGAAAGTCCGTGAAGCTGACATCATCAATTAAGCCCGCAATAACGCTTGCAGAATTGCCATTTGCCACGCTGACGGTCTTGACTTCCTCACCAATGGTCAGTGTGATGGTTCCGGCTGCCGTTGCCGCTCCGGTGATGACGATTTCTTCCATCTGCGGGTACTTAATGGGTTCCGTATCCAGCGGAACAACCTTATACCAGAATTTAGGCTGCTTGACCATGACCTGAACAGGCGTGCCGCTTGGATAACTCACGCCATCCTTCACAACCGTGGTTGTCAGTTTTCCGGTTTCCGTATATCCGGCTTCCCCGTATGCGGATAACTCCACGCCGCCGTCTGTCAGGTTTACACGCTTTCTGCCACCAAAACATTCTACATCATCGAACATTTCCCCCGGCGTCATGTTCACGGCTCCGGCCAGACGGGTGAACTTGTTGTTTTTGAAGTCCACTTCCACGCCATAGATGTCATCATCCGTATAACCAATGTAGGCTTTCAGGTCTGCAATCTCATTTTCCAGCGCTTGAACGTCTCCGATAGTGGCAAAGGCTCCGGGGTCAACCTCTAAGGATACGCTGTCAGCGTTTCCAACCGTGGTGACTAAGCGGAAGTATGCGCCGGATGTCGTGACCCCGTTATATGCGGGCATATAACAGTTTCCTGACGTTTCCGCACAGGCGGCGTACAGAATTTCACCTTCATCCGGGTCAAGGGCATATAAGCCCAAGGTACGCATATAATACCCCTCTGTCAAATCTGCATTTGTGAACGCCGCTTCAATCTGAATAGCAACTTCATTTGTCCTTGTGACCTTTGACACAAGGGATGTCTGCTTGACATCTGACAGGGATGACAGGGCCTGCAATTCATCTTCTTCATGTTCGGCGCTGGATACTGCCACCTTGGTGAACTCAATGTCACCTTCCCCGGCAATCATCTTTGCCATCAATGCCTGACCATCGTTTGTGATAATCAGCTTTGAATACTCTGCCATTTTTTCAGTCCTTTCTTTTAATCAGATTTTATTTCAAAAAAATCCACCGTGACCAAGCCGGACGCTGCTTTTGCGTCTCCGGCTGCCGTGATGGATTCCTTGAAATCATTTGAAATTGTGTGTTGTGCGACAGTAAGGATACCGCCGCCCGTGTTCAGTGTGCCTTGAACTTCAAGCGTTTCCCGGAAATCATTTGAAAGGGTGTAGATGGATACGACGCACACGCCGCCGCTAAAAAGCAGGAATCCGTCTGCATCCCAAAGAATGTTGTTGGTGGATTCCACAACGATATTTTCCGGCAGCATTTCCCTTAGAATGGATTCCAGTTCTTCCACCTGACCAAACTTTTCAAGGGCGGTCTGTATGGTCAGGGTATATCCCACATTAAAATTGTGGGTCAGGGTGAAGTCCGTATCACCGCACAGGACTTCCAGCTTGGAAAGCAGCGTTTTCATGGTGTACGGGATTTTATTGAACCACTTGCTTCTTACCCGTGACCGTCTGCTTTCAAGGGTATCTTCTGCTGATGGATAGATGCCAAGCATTTTTTCATAGCGTGACAGCCCATATTCATCAGCGGTTTCAATGAACCTGTTCCTTAGAACACGGTCAACCGCCGACCACATCAAATAGAATTCAGGGTTTTCCGCATCCAGCGCCGCCACAGGTTCCTTATAGGCTTTCATAAACGGTGGCAGATAGGAAACAAGGTCAACTTGACGAATCATCCAGACACACCCCCAAACGTGGGAACCTGATATTCCCCAAGGGACAGGTTTTCAGCGGAACCGTTGATTTTCGTGTTGGTGATGTCAATGACCCCCTTCACTCCAAGGATACGGGTTTCCAGCTGGCTGACCCTCACAATGAGATAAGAGCTTTCAGCCCATTCCTGCCGCAGTTCCAAAAGGTAGGCTTCAATGACTTCTTCAATGGCCGTCTTGGTGTTCGTCCAGTTAGAACCTTCTTCAAAGGTCACTGTAGTGGTCACATAGACCGCCACCGTTTCCGCACTCTTTACGCTGACCACGTGGCCGATAGGCGCAAGCCCGTACCCTTCCCCGGCATTCTGCACGGGGTCAAGTTCCGTCTGGATGCTTTCCAGCAGGACGTTTGATGCCTCACCATAGTCAAGGGAATTGACCACTGTGACAAGTACAGTGCCGCCGACCGTCAGTTTCTTTTCTTTTGCGGCTTCATACACGGTTCCCAGCCATGCCTTGACCTCTGCATCCAGCGTGTCCTTGACGCTGTTATACCACGTCTGAACCTTTACACTCGGTATCATTTCAGCGGGCCGGATGTCCCCATTCCATACCCGTGTGACCTTCACGTCCCCAACGCCGTCAATCTTTCTTACGGCTTCAAGGTATGCCGCACGGTTCCCGCCAAAGGCCTGTTCATTGAAGCTGTCAAAATACCTCTGCCGCAGGGCTTCGGTTTCTTCTTCATCCTCTCCGGGGACAAGCACTTCTGTCAGCGTGGCCGTTTCCAGACCATCAATGTATTCCATCGGAATCATCTGACCAAGATACTGATTTCCGATGACCCCGGCAGTCTCACACACCACTTGATACTGTCCGGGGGCGATTTGCTCCGTCACAACATAGTTCAGGGAACCGATGTTGAAACGCTGCCCGGTCACGTCAATGTCTGTGGGGGTAAATTCACCCTTCAACACCGCATTGGTTGCGCTTTCCGGCGTGATGCCCCTGTCCTTGCACAGCATGACTAAAAATTCCCTTGCGGCAGTATCGCCGTAGGAATTTTTTATCAGATATTCCAGTTCAATATACAGAATCTGTAGTTCAATAGCGGTTGAACTGTGGGTGTCATAAATCAGGGAACTTGGTCTTTTATCCAGCTGGTCAGATACCCGGTCAAGCATCCGTTCAAGTATCACTTCATAGGTTTCATTTTCATACATCTTTAGATGCTCACCTCTTTCTCTGCCTTGATGTCACCAAAAATGGTGTGAACCGTGAATGAAGTGTGAACCACTCCCTTCACGGAAAGGTCATGTTCAAAATCACCGACACCTGTGACCCGTGTGTCAACGGTCAGGGCTTCGGTGATTCTCCGTTCCAATTCCGGGCAGACATAAGTGACGGGTTCCCCGTAAAGGTCAAGGGTTTCAATCCCGTAATACCAAGGGTAGATGATAAACTGGTATCTTTCCGTGCTTAATGTCCTGAAAACCATCTGCTTCATGGCTTCCTGCCCGTCCACAAACCCCTGAACGGAATTTCCGTCCAAGTCCATCTTATAAGTTTTGCTTGGCTGTTCTTCGATTTCAAAGTCTTGGTCAAGGAACCCGACTGTGGACGGTATCATTTCCCAATCCTATCCAGAACTATGAATTTCTGACCTTCCTGCTGCCTTGCAAGGATAACTTCATCACCGACAGCCAAGCCATTGTGAACGGTGATTTCTATTGTCCCCACGGCGTGCCTGTGGGAAGGGTCTACAGGAACGGTTGACGCATTGGGCGGCGTTCCCGTATAGTAGTAATTCTGAATATTGCCGCCCGTGATTTTGACGGTGTGTTCCGTCACATTCCTTGACAAGACAAGCTGCTTTGCCCCAAGAACCATTTTCTGTTCCACGTTGATTTGCAGCGGGGAAACGCTTATCACTTCCCCAAATACCACGTTGACAGGTTTGCTTGCTTCTCGTTCTTCTCTTGCCGCCCGCTTCATAGCGGATACTAAACCGTTTGCATCAGGCAACGAATTCACCCCCTCTTAACGTCAAATCCATCCAATGCTCATTTTCTTTGTAGGTGTGCTTGCATTTCTCCACAAGCATCCAGTTTTTCAGTTTAATGTCTCCAAGGTCAAGGTTGACCACGACCATTGACCCGGCCCGTACCCGATTGTCACCAATCGCATTTGTGATTTTCAGGTTGCGGGTCTTTTTATTGTACAGGCTTAACAGCGCATCAGCCTTTGCCTGACCGTTTTCCCCTTTCTGCAACGTATCAAAGTATTGCAGGATGCCCCATCTGTTGATGTTGGAAGAATCCTGTGCAATATAAACTTCCCTGTATCCGGTATCTTCGTTGTCATAAGTCAGCTTGATTTTGTTATAGGTATTGTCATCAATAGATGACGTATAATCATAGTTCTGGCCCGTTTCTTCATCAATCATCAGGTAAGCCCCCGGAACACCCACATACATAGATGACAGGTGTTTCAGGGTCAGCTTTCCAAAATCATCATAAAGCACGAACATTTCCCCGGTATTGGTCAGCGTCAGGTCAAGAGCATTGGAAACCATTTCAAACAGGGAAGTGTTCTCCTCTATCCTTGATTCAATGATATACAGGGTATCTTCCAAAGTCCCCACGTTCAGGGAATAGTCAGCTGCAATCATCTGAATGAACTGCGCCGCCGTCTTATTTTCATAGACCTTGGTATCTTTATTCTTCAAATACCGTAGCTGGTCATAGGCGGTGACGGTGATGATTTGGTCTTTATCCCGCTGCTGCTTGAAAACGAACCCAAAGAACACGTTGTCACCGTCAACCCGCATCCTGACCGGGCTGCCCTCGGAAAAATCCAGAATGTCATCCTTCAGGACTTTGAAGGTCAGCTTTCCGGGGGTGTCTTTCCGCTCTGTCAGCCATTCAACCCCTTCTTCTACAGGGGGCTGATACACTTTTTCTCCGGTTTCATTCCCAACCAAAAGTTCAACATTCACTGAACACACCCCCTTTCTTTAAGCTGCCGGAATCGTCAGCACCTGACCCGGATAAATAAGATTCGGGTTGCCGCCGACCACTCCACGGTTTGCATCATAAATGACCGTATATTTGGAACCGCTGCCATAGAACCGCTTAGCGATATTCCAAAGGCAATCACCGCTGACAACGGTGTAAGTCTGCGCTGCTGCCGGGGCGGGGGAATTGTTCGTTTCCCGCTGCGGCTCTGCGCTGGCCTTGGGTTTGGATACCGTCAGCTTGATGTTTATGGTCTTGGTTCCATACTCCCGGTACTGTTTCAGTTTGAACTTTACCCGAAAATCAAAACCGTTCCCGGCTTCTTCTGTGATAGTGTAATCTTCCAGCGACACCTTCATGTTGGTGTTCAGAAGCTTCTTATTTGCCGGGGTATTCCGGCACACAATGAACTGGAATGGCTTCTTTCCGGTTTTCAGTTTTTCAAAGATGTCAAAGTAATACCCCGCACCCTGAAAGCCGTCCTTATAGACGGCATAGGGATGCTTTACTTGGGGGATTTCTGCTTCAAACTCAATATCGGTCAGCCCCGCTTTTTTCAGGATGTTGATTTCTCCCTCATTGATAAGGTTGACCGTACTGTTATTGTTGTTAATGCTTATCTGTATCTTTTCAGGGGTAACAGGCAGTAAACAGTTATCCAGATACACGTCATATGCACTTTTTGCCATTTACTTATGCACCCCTTCCGTCATGTTATCAACCGCTTCATTTACAGAATCGGTCAGCTTGGACACGAACCCGTCAATGTCATCATTGTTGTTGATGTTGTTCTGCATTCCTGACATATCCACGCTGATTTCAGCGGTGGTGTACCTGTTGACAGCTTCTTGCTCTGCGATGTCCCGCATATATTTCAGTTCTTCTTCTGTGATGTCCATGCTGTCGGCTATGGCTCCGGTATTGTCTGCGATACTTCCCACATCACTGCCAAGGCCGCCGATGCCGCTAAACCCGGATGTGTAATCTTCCACGCTTGGGATGTCCGTTGCTCCAAAAACATCAGACAGGCTAAAGTCACTGATTTTATCCATGACCCCATCACCCCATGATGCCCCGGAATTAAAGGCTTCGGACGCCCAACCACTTTCAAAAGCATCAAACGTGTTAAACCCAGAACTGAACGCCGCCCCGATGTCCTCATATTCCATCTTGCTTTCCTGCGCCGCCGCAGCTTTCGCCGCATAGGAATCTGCCGCCGCCACAAGACCGCTTGTGTCAAACTCCACAAAAGGAAGTTTATTCAACGCTTCTGCAATCTGAGTGATGACGGACATGGCCGTTGAAAGCAAGTTGTAAAAGAACGTCTGAACATTTGCGATAGCATTTGAAAATGCCGCTATGATATTGTGACCAAGGGCCGCAACTGCGCTTGCGATACCAAGGGCGATGTTAGCCACAGTAAGGCCCAAGTTCTTGAAGAACTGAATGACCACATTGATGCCGCCCGTGATAACTCCGAACCCAGTATTTGCAATCCCGGTCAAATTAGCAATCGCACTGCACACTGCATAAATAATTGCAATCAATGCGATAATCAGCATAATAATCCACACGATTGGACAAGCGTACATGGCAGAATTAAGCCCCATTTGTGCGGTTGTCTGCGCCCAGGTTGCGCCAGTTAAAACAACTGTGGCCGCCGCCATCAGACCTTTTGCTACAGCTGCGATTCCTTCTGCCGCCGCTGTTGCTAATGATGCCGCTTTGACTAATCCCAGCCATCCATAATAAACCGCCAACGCTGCGATGACCCCATAGACAATGGGGCCGATGACTGACCAGTTTTCAGCGATGAATGAACCAACTGAACCTATAAGGCTGAAAATGTTCAGCACAATATTAGCGACTGTAGCCAGCGCCTGAACTGCGCTGTTAATGAACGCCTGAAAGGCGTCACTGTTTGCCATATCGTTCAGCTGCTGCAAAACAGGCTGAAACGCCATCATGGCGGTATTTGTGAACGATGTCCACAGCTGTCCCCACGTCATAGGCATGGATTCAAACTTTGCGTTGATGTCATCTGCTGCGGCAAAAATCGCCGCCTTGACCACGCCTGCGGTCAGCTCACCTTCTGCCGCCATATCACGGATTTCACCAATGGGAACTTCCAGATAGTCAGCAATAGACTGAATGATGTTCGGGGCCTGTTCAAATACGCTGTTCAGTTCTTCACCACGCAGCACACCAGAACCAAGGCCCTGTGACAGCTGCAACAGCGCCGCATTGGCTTCTTCTGTCGATGCTCCGGCAATCGTCATCTGCTTCTGAATCAGATTTGAAAAGGCAACGACTTCTTCCGTACTGCTGAACGCATCCTTGGCGTTGTTACCAAACCGGGCAACCACGTCAGCCATCTGTGAAAACTCACCACGTGCATCCTGTGCAGACGCATAAACCATCTTGACAAGTTCGTCCGTGCTTCGCACCCCGTCATTCATCATGTCAAGGCGGGCGGTGGTAGTGGTCAGTTCGTCAGAAATGTTCAATACATTCTGAACGGTCTGAATTGTCGCATAAGCGGCAACCATACCCTTGATGCTGTTCATCAGGTTGTCAGCGTGTGCAGAACCTTCTTGAATCTCTGAATTGAACGCCCCCTGTGCGTTCACATTGTCCCGGATGTTCCGTTCCGTATGACTGACTGTCTGCGACAGGCGCATATACTCTGCATTGGCTTCTGCCACATCCATATTCTGAACGGCCTGATTCAAACGACCCTGTGTCTGAATCATACTGTCCAGCTGCGCCCGCAGCTGTTCCAGTTCGGCATTTGCTTCATCCGTACCCATATTCACGGGGTTATTAGTAATCTGCTGCACCCGGTCACGAATCATGTCAATTCTGACCGCCATGCTGTTCAAATCCTGAAACGCTTCGGGTGGGAAGATGGTGGTATTGTAGGCCTGCTGTGCAATAGCGTCCTGTGTGGCACTTAACTGTTCCAGCATCTGATTTGCACTCGCAGCTTCTTGTCGGAACCGCTCAATACCTGTACCCGTAAACACTTCCAGATTGTCACTGTCCCAAGTCACCGGGTCAGGCGCACGTGGCTGAATCGGCGTCCTGTTCGGTTCGGGATTTTCTACAAGCGGGTCTGGAAGGGGCTGCGGCGCCGCCTGCGGGATGATGCCGTCCGTTGTCCCGGCTGCTGCCAAGTTATCCTGCATCTGCTGCAACGCATCGTTGACATCGTTAATGGCTTCTTCTGCTCTGCCTGCCCCGTCCACAGCGTCATTAAAGACTTCTGTGCTGACGTTCGCATTCATGGCCTGCGTCATGTCCTGCATGGCCGACACCCCGGCGTCAACCGCATCAATAATGCCATATAGCACATCACTGAAACCATCATGCAGTTCAATCCCCGTCCTGATGCCTGACATCCCTATCACCTGCCTTTCTTTTTGGCTTTTGCTTCTGCTTTCTTTTTCTGCTTCTTGTCATTCTCCATTTTGATTTGAATGGCGGCTACCACAAAGGCCCGTTCCTGAACATCCATTTCAAGATAAGTTGACGGCAAGATATGCAACTTATGAAGGGCATAGTAAGCGAAATTTGCGTCACTATCCCCTTCATTTATGAGTTTTTTGCTTCATTTACCTTTTCCTCAAAGGTCTGTGAAAATCCCTGGAACTTCTGCATCCATACGGTCAGGTTCTGGTACTCACCAGCATCATCCACCATGGCGTAAAGCAAATCTTCCGGCGTCTTTACACCATAGGAATCCTGTAATTCCGCATCGTACAGGTCAGGGTAGACCGTGGCGGCCACGACCATCTTTGCAAGGTACGCAGAAGTCAGAACCTTGGGTCTGTACATGTTCGGCTTTCCGGTGACCTGAACTTCAACGGTACATTCATCACGCATCGCTTCATTCTCTTTGGAAGTGATGTGCCGGAACTCCCATTCCAGCGGCTGCCCGTTCTCATCTGACAGGGTAGTGGTGGGCGCATATTTTTCATTGGACTTTGCCACCTTGTTCGCTTTCATAAACTGGCTGAATTTGGACATTTTATCTTTTCCCCTTTCTGTTTATCACTTAATCAGAAAAACCCCTTATATGAGCCTATATAAAGCCCACACAAGGGGTTTTCACCGTTTAGTTGGTAAGAAAACCGTTCAAATCGGTGAAAGTCTCCGGGATTGAGAAATCCTCAAAGGTTCCTTCAATCTCTTCATCCAGATATTCACCATCTGCATCAAACTTTGCCAGAACGCCGCCGTCTGTGTTGCAGTCATACAGGATGACGGACTGCCTGCCTGCGGCAGATGTCGGGTCATCATTGGTAATCTGCATTTCAAAGTACACATCTTCACCAGTGTTCTTGTAGTCAAGCAACGCCTGTCTAAGTACCGACTGGTTATAGTGCGCCGTGCCGGAAAATGTCCCTTCCATTCCGCAGGACTTATGACCTGCCATAATTGCGCCAAGGCGGGGGACTGTGGTTTTGGTTTTCTCAATGGTTGCTTCCATGTCAATCATCTGCATGAAATTGTATCGTCTGCCGTTAATGGTCAAGAAACACTCCGCCAGTTTGGCGGCAATCGTGTCCTTGCCCTTCATCACAACATTATTCAGCATCTTTTATCACCCCTTCCTTATGACACCTGAACGGTCATGTACAGCTTACCCATAGCATTGACGGGCTGAACCGCATCATTGACCGCCACGGACTTCTTATCATTTCCAGCTTCTACAGAAACATCAGAATCAGAAAAGTTTTCAATGGCCCGGATGTCCTGCAATTCCTGATGATGCTTTACGATGTCCGACCACAGGGAAAGACGCCCGGCTTCATCGTTTGGAACCGTACCAAGGTACTTTGTATTAAATACGACTGCAATATCATTTGCAATCTGGTCAATGACCCTGATGGTCTGGTTGTCCTTGAACACATCGCCCTGTGTGTCAGAAGTGGTCACCATGGTATTGATGTCATCCAGAACCCTGACATCACTGTTGACCTGATGCAGTACGAATTCACCCGCATCAATGGCCTGCTCTAACTCTGTCTGCGTGAAATCTGTGTCAACGGTGAATTCCCCGTCATAAAGTCTGTTCTGACAAGACTTATTCACCGCACAGCCAGCTTCAAGGCCAGTCACCCAATACACAAGGGATGCGGCAGATTCTCCGCTGTCCGTCACATTGTTCTTTACGCTGATAACTCCCATGTAATCCGCAGCATAGTTGTGAAGAACAAGCTGGAACTTGATTCCCATTTCATCCCTTAACCGCTTATTGAAGGACGCATACAGCTTCTTTGTGGTGTCATCCGTGACCACAACGCCCATAGTGTTGTAGCTGTAGGGCTGAATCTTGTCCAAATAGGACTGATGTGCTGTGCCGTCAACTGTTTTGTTCGTGCCGCCAGTAAGCGGGGTTGAAGCAGTCACGGCAAGTTCAGCTTCTGTCTTGAACTTCACATAGTCATTCGCCACCAGTTCAGACGCCGCAGAAACTGTCTGTGAATCAACCTCTGTGGTTCCCATCAGGGTCTTGACATCGAACTTTTCTTCATCGTCCGCATTGGTCTGAATGACGATTTTCAGGTCATTTCCACGTGTACCAGCATAAAGAGCTTCTGCATAGGTATTGCTTGCCTTTGTTCCACCGCCATTCAGGCGGTAAGCATACAGGGTTCTTGCCCCAAGGAATAAATCCCTAAGACCCTTCATTTTTGCGTGGTCATACGCATAACCAAAGATTTTCAGGGTGTTTTTCTGGAAGTCCTCGTTGGTCACCTCAAAGACTTCCCCTTCCTTGCCCCAGTCAAGTTCAAGCGGCATAGTTGCCACACCCCTGTCAGAAAGGGTTGCGCTTGCCGCAGCGACTGAAACAAAGTTGATATATGCACCCGGCAACTTTTTGTTCTGCACAGTAAAACTGCCGCCACCTAATGCCATATTATTTCACCGTTCCTTTCATGTATTTTTCCACCAGCGTGTTGACCTCTGACATGGTGTAAAGCTGTCCATCTTCAAGAACAGCTGATAACAGGTCACGCCGGTTTTTGAATTTCTTAGATGCCAGAATCTGGTCTTTCCTGAACTTCGGTTCATCCCTCTGAACAGGTTCAGAAACTTTTGCATCTGACGCCGCTTTCTTTGATGCAGCCAAATCAACCACCTTCTTTCACATCTGTTTCAATTTCCAGTTCTTCCATAAGGGGCTTGTCCTCTGCCTTGTAGACAAAAAGGTCATAATTCACAAAGAAGTTCAGCACGTCATCTTTCAGTTCATAGTGCATCTTCGTCCCCCGGATGGGCCTGTCATCACCCTGACAGGTGATGTACTCCAAGCAGAAGTACATGGCTTCACCTACTTCATGGCATTCTTTGACGATTTCAGCCGTTTCCGGGAAATACTGAATACAAAATTGACTTTCCCTGAAATACCGCCTGCCAAGGAACTGTTCCATGCTTGGGTTCAGACACTGAATAAAAAAGCAAGGCTCTTTCAAGTCTTGCTTCACTTCTTCCCTATGGATTTCATATTTATCCCCGAACGCTCCATTCAGGGCAACGCTGATTGCTTCAATGATTGAATTTATCATTTCAGTCCCCCTAAATATTTCTTTATCCGGTTTTCAAGCACCTTCGGGGCTATTTTTGAAAGTTCCTGTTCGGATATGGTCATCATAAACTGACCCTTTACCCAACCTTTATGATTTGCCGTCCTGTGGCCGTATTCGACATAGGACGCATACTCAACGGGGTTGACAATTTCAATCACATAGGTGTCACCAAAGTGATTGACTTTCAGGGATTCCGCATACCCCTGTGCGGATGCACGCTTTTCCCCTGTCCACCCACGCCTTAAAGTACCGCCCTTTTTCCCGGAACCCTTGGGATATTGGCCTACAGGTGTTCGTTTGACCACCAACCGCAGCAGCCGGGCGGCAAGTTCCTTTGCACAAGATTCCACAAAAACATCCGGGTCTTGCAGTTTTTTCAGTTTGTCCCTGAACTCTTTCATGCCGGATGCCTTAAATTTTCCCAATTTAGCCATCAGGCATATTCCTTGAACAGTTCAAGCATGATTTCCTGATGTGTGGGATATACCGCCGAAAACCCGCTTCTTACATAATCCGTTGTCACATTATCCTGTGTAACGGTCAGCTTTGAACCGGGTTTGATTTTTATATCCGGCGATATAAACAGCTTTGTCACCTGTGCAATATGGGCCGCCGTGCTTGACTGGTCAGCCGCCGACAGCGTTTCAAAAGACAGTCTGCACGGCTGGTTTTCCAGCGTGACCACTTCCTTCTGTGTGGTCAGCTTCGTCACTTCATCTTTCACCTTCTGCATTTCATGAACGGTCAAAGTACCAAAATAGGTTGCTTCAATCGCCTTTCTTGCACGCTGCTGCGCCTTTTTGATTGCGTTTACCATCGGATGCGCCTGAACGAACTGAATTCGGCTTTTCCGTAGGATAAAAGGTAATTGATGAAGGTGGTCAACCTCTGTTCCGGGGTTTGGGTTCCTTCACCAACTCCAAAAACTGTGTTGGTGTCCCCGGTCTGAATCTGCTTCACGGCATAGTCTAAATCAAGCCCGGTCAGGTCATCCGGCGCAAAAGTTTTCTTGGAAAGCAGGAATTCCCCCGCCGCCATATCAACAGCAATATGTTCAAGACCTTCCGGCACTTCCTTCCAGTTAATATCATTGATGATGCTGCTGCGAACCTTACCAACGCAAAAGGTCAAGGCAAACTCGTCATCTGCCTTGACCTCATACCCGAATGATTCCAGCCGCTTTTTTACGGTTTCCACGTCAAACATGGGCTGTCACCTGACCTTTCCGGCTTAACCTCTGGAAATGATTCTTGCAATCGGAATTGCTTTGTGGTTGATGTAACTGCGCTGATTTTCCTGTGTCTCACCGGAATGAACCAGCGACCAGTTTGCACCATTTTTCAGTTCCTCATCTGTCGGGGACAGGGATTCCTGACTTTTCTTTTCGTAAGAAATGCCGAACGGGGCGAACACCTTACGCTGTCTGCTGTAAAGCGTATCCTGACCGCCGTTAGTTTTGGGGTCACGGTTCATTTCATAGGGAACCTTTACCCCTAAGTCCTCATAGGAAATAGAACCATTCCCAAGAACAAAGGTGGTGTACTCCGTGAAATCGTCCACGAATACCACATAATCGCCAACCGCCGGGGTGGTGTAGTTCGTTGCAACAGGGGTTACTTCGGAAACCTTAATCTGCTTTGCAGTAGGACTTCCCGTTGCATCTGCCACAACCTCAAGCGCACCTTCATCTGTGGACTTGGCTTTGATGTAGAACCCTTCCTGTACGGCTGCGGGCATATCATCATCGACAACAACCAGCTTGCCGTTCCACGTGTACAGGTCAAGTTCTCTCTGAATGCCCTGTGCATCCGTATATTTCAGATGCGCCACAAGATTCAGGTTTTCAAGGTTCGTAGACACATCGCTGTGCATGAACACCAGTGTAAACTTCTTCTTGTTTGCGCCGCAGGCCTTATTGACTGCACTGTTCAGGGTAGTTGCAGAAACCTTTCCGTCCACCTGTTCCGTGATGTCATAAGTGTGGTTGTTGACGAATGCAAGGTTCTTTGTTCCAGTCATGGAAAAGATACCCTGTAAGATTGCGATAATAGTGGACTGGTCAATCTCATCCCAGTATTCGCCCACCTGGTCAGCGATATTCTGCATGAAGTCCACGCCGCCGGTAATGTCATAGGAAAAATCCTTTTCCGTCCACGCCTTGGCACGGCCCACGGCAACAACACCCTGTTCAAAGGTCTTTGTGCTGGTTGCGGTGATGTCCGTCTGACCATCATAGTTGACAGTATCCCCATCCAGTAAGCCACGCATAGCGATGCGTGCATATCCAGTGCCGCCCTGACTGCCGCCTAAAGTGGCTTTAATGTCAGGGTTTCCCGCTAAGGCTCTGGACTTTTTGATTTCATTCATGTGCAGGTTCGGAACTCTGCCGACCATGTACTTGAACGCCTGCGGGTTGAAACTCTTAGAATCAAACTTATCATTCGGCATATTTATTTACCTTTCCCTTTCCTCATTATTCGCCCAGTGTGGCATCCGGGTTTTCTGCCAGATAGGCGCAAAGTTCGTCATACGTCATCTTGGAAGTGTCAACTTCCGAACCCGGCTTCGTTTCACCAGATGAACCCGGCTGAAATCCTTTGAACTGCTGGTTCGGCTTCGTACCCTCGTCAAACAGGAACTTGGTGTCATCGCCTTTGGTCAGGGCTTCAATCTGCTCTGCCAGCCCTTTGACATTTCCGTCCTTGTCCAGCTTGGCGTCAGTCAAATCAAGCAGTGCTTTCACTGCCTTGATGTTCTTGGCCTTTGCCCCGGTCAGGGCCTTTTCAACCGCATAGTCAACTTTCAGCTGGTTCATCTCGGATTCATGGGTTTCCTTGGCCTTGGTGTTCTCGGCCTGCAAATCAGCAATCTGCTGTTTCAGGGCTTCATTGTCCCCGCTGCTTGCTTTCAGCGTTTCCAGCTGCTTGTCCCTGTCAGAAACCTGTGTGTTCAGGCTTGCGACCTCTGCTTTCAGGTTTTTGATTTCTGTTGCAGACGCCGCCTTTGCATTCTCGATGTCATCACCGTTGATTTTGATGATACTGTCCACCTGTTCCTTAGAAAGTCCCATATCTTCCAACTGTTTCCTTGTCATGTCTAACCATCCTTTCAAATACGTTTTTATACGGGGTAACTCCCACATGATTGTTTGGCTTGTTGCGGTTTTACGTCTTGACCAACCCGACAAATAGAAAAGCACCCGTTGCCGGATGCTTTTCTGCACCACATGACCCCGTGGCCGGGAGATAAATTTTAGACCACCGTTCCTCTCTCTAAATCTTGGTTTTCAAGCCGCATTTTCCCCCTTTCTGACTTCATATAAAGCCCATATACAGGCTTTTAATGCTTCAATGATAATTTATCCATGTACGAAAAAAGCACCGCCATATGACAGTGCTTTTAATCCCAGTGTGTACTTGTTCCATCGTTATCCTTGGGGTACAGTTCCAAGATGTCATAGAAGTTCGGAATATCCGCAATCTGCTTCCCGTCCTTCAATGCCGTCAGAACCTCAATCTTTTCATCAAGAAGTTCATCGCTGTCCAAATCAAAGAACTGTGACAGCATCGGGGGAAATTCCACCTCAATGAACAACTGATGTACTTTTACGCTTTTTTCTATCAGTTCCCGTTCTGTCATGTTTAACCACCCGCCTTTTTCAGAAGTTCTTGAATCGCCGCATCCAGTTCAGCCACCAAGTCAGGCTTGTCAGCCCTTAACAGGTCAATCAAGTCCGGCCTTGTGATGCTCAATGCCGCATAGTTGGCAATCGTTTCATGCACCCGGCTTTCAACGCTCCGATAGTAAGAAGAACCGTGGCCGTATATCACGGTACGGTTATCCCGGAATCTGCCGCCGGAAAGTGCATCGTAAATGTCTTGAAGGTTGCCGATTCCACCGCCCATGATGTTCCGGGCTTCATAATCAAGCGCCGCTTCTCTGGCTTTTTTCAGTTTATTGTACTGCTTTTTATAATCAGCGTATGAACCTTTGAACGTCCTGTTGTACATGGAATCATTCAAGTCAGCAATCTGCTTGCTATATCTTGCGCTCACATTTGAACTGACTTTCTTGAATTCCTCATTATGCTTTTTGAACAGTTCAGCCACATCATCGCCGATTGAATCAGACGTGTTCTTGAAAACATCCATCAGGGACTTCCGGCTGGTACTGAACCACCCGCCGCTTTTTGCGGGGTCTGTACGGCCATACAAATCCATCAAGTGCATTTCTTCATGCAGCATGGTGTTCACCTGGCCTGCAAGGTTGTCCCCTTGCAGCTTGGGGATTGTCAGCCTGACTTCCATCAGTTTCCCCGTCATCGGATTCATATAGGTGGTGACCGCATGGTCTTTCCCGTGGGATATTTTGAAGGGAAGTCCATTGCTTTCCACATTTTCCAGCTTACCCATGCGGTTATACAGGGCAACCACGTTTGCGTCCGCACCTTCCAGATTATTCACATAATCCACAAGGGCCTGTGTATTTTTTAGTTCAGACTTTTCAGTGAAGGAACCGGGGAAGTTTTCAACCTTCAATTCCTCTGCTTTCACCTTTATTTTAACATCCGGCGTGACTTCCTGCAATTCAGACTTATCACCGTCCACAAATCCCTTTTCCCATTGGTGATAGGTCATGTTGGCCGGGACATAATAGGTCTTGCCGTCCTCACCCCGTGCGGCCCGTTCCCCGATGTCATCAAAGTCATCATCAAAGAACGGGACTGTGGTACTTCTGCACCAGACATGAAAGGGCGGGGCCGTGACCCCCACTTCCCACTGTGACATAGGAAAATGCTTTCCGTCCATATCCCGGCAGATTTCAGATGTATGGGAATCCAGCGTTGCCACAATTTCAAACTGTTCAACGTCCAGTTCATCAAAGCAATCCTTCTGTGCGGCGCTGCTGAAAAAGGCTTCTTCTGTCATCACAAGACGCCCGGCGCTGTTCTTTGACACATTCATCCGCTTGGATATGGCATCAATGGCTTTCTGCGGGTCTTGGCCTAAGATGATGTTCTTGGTCAGTTCATTGTTCAGTTCATTAACCAACTTCTGACGGTTTGACCATACCCTTTCAGAAAAGTTCTTCCCATCTACGGCCCAAGGCTTGTTGATAACCTTGGAAATGTGCTTTTCATCCAGCGTGCCAAAGTCCCAGCCAATCCCCACGCCTTTCTGAATCTCAAAGGCCGTGTGATAGTACCCTGACTTGTAGATGTCCCGCATGGTGGAATCAATGCTGTCAAGCTGGTTCCCAAACATGACTTCAAGGCTCTGTTGCATCTGCAACTGGATTGCTTCAAGCCTGCTGATATGATACCGGGCAGATGCGTTTTCCAGCTGCTTCATCCAAGTCCCATTGACCGCATTTTCTTCCCCATATCGGATATACTCGTTGACATCCCATTTCAGTTCTTCCAGTTCCTTCTTGGTCAGCATCCTGCGGGCATCCGCAAGGGAAATCTGGTTATTGTCGGCAAATCTCTGATACCACGCACGAATCTGCGCTTCAATCTGCCGCTGCGCCTTTCTGTACTGCTTTTCAATGTCCGCAAAACAGTCAAGGCCTATCTGGTTTTGTGACTGTTCAAGCAGTTCAAACCGCTTTTTCCAGTAAGCACTATTCTTCATCGTCTACATCACCGCCGCCCTGATTGCCCTGATTCGGGTCAGTCCTTTGATTCTGAAAAGGATTGTACTGTTTTTCAAGTTCTTCCTGTTCCTTCTGTTTCTGCTTTTCCAACCGCTCCAATTCTTGCTGCGGGTCATCCACCCAAGGATGCTGACTGATGACCGTCTCAAGGGACAGCACAGCCAAGGACTTAGAACAGTTATCAATGGCTTCACTCTCATTTATCAGGATGTCACGGTTGAAGATGATGTCCACCGTCTCATTTTCAAAGTTTCCCTGTCCGGTATTCGCCAGATGTGCATTGACGAACCAAAGAACATCTTCAAAGGCCGCCTGATACTCTGTTTCTGTATCATTGGCATCAATGTCAATGTCGCTGTACATGGACTGAATGTTCATCTGGTTCGGATTGCCTGAAAGGCGGTCATCCTTGGCATCATAGCCCATGGCATTCTCTATCATGGCCTTTTTGAAAATTTCCAGAATGGACTTGTAATTCTCTGCATTGACCGTGACTTCAAGGGTTTCCACGCCGCCCTTGGTATCACCGTCATATCTGACCTTAACCGCCCCAAATGTGGCAAGGTTGCGCCGGAACTCTCCCAGATTCTCACCATCATAGTTTTTCAGGACAAGAATGGTGTTGCGGGCATCTTCCTGCATATTGTTTTCAAAGTCCGACATCATGATATTGATTCCATCCTGCAAGGACTTCACCTTTTTAATCAGCGGCGTTTCCTGTTCATTGGCTTTCAGCGGAATCAGCGGAACCCTTGACCAGTTGAACCCTGTAATCTTCCCGGCAGCGTCCGTCACCGTAACATGGGGACAGTCCACAGGGCCGCCGCTGTCATCCGGCACAAGCGTGCTGCCGCCTTTCAGAATGAACTTATGAACGCCGTCCAAGTCATAGATTTCCACCTTTTCAATGACCTTGGGCATCGTACCGTCATAGCCGATGACCAGATAAAGCCTGATAGCAAAGTCCAGAATAGTGTGTTCACTATCCTTCCAAAACGGCAGAATTTCATATCCGGGGAACAGCCTGAATGAAAATTCCCCGTTTTCCGTATAGTACGGATATAGCCAGCAGATACCGCCGTTGTATGCGGCCTTTCCGCTGTTCTTCAAGGTTTTCATAAACCGCTTATTGAACACCTTCTTCAAGCACTCTGAATAAGCGTCATTTTCCGTGCTGACTACAAACGGCTGTCCGAACAGATAGTTGGCTTTCTGGTTGACCAGCTTGGCGTACTGGTTATTGACCACCCTGTTATTGGGAAGGTTTTCAACCACTTCCAGTTTTCCGTCAGCCCCTATCATGGTTCTTTTCCGTTTCAGGACATCGTGTTCCCCCTCATAGTACAGCGCCCCCTTAATCTGCATGATTCTATGGGGTGAATACTTCCACCGCTGAATCTCTTTTTCAAGAAATTCCCGGTCAGTCATCCGTGACCTTGCCCCGTCCAGTATGAAGTTTGTGACCTTCAAGGTCAGCGCATCAAGCAGGTTGCTGAACACTGGTTCATTCACCCCTTTCATTGTTCAATGAAATCAAAACCCCTGAAAATGCTTGATTTTCAAGGGCCTGTGTTACTAATTTGTTATTAAAAAGCAGTTATGCAAGCATCATAGGCGATACCAGACGCACCGCCCCCGGAGGTTTTAGGTATTTCACGGACTTTGAAAAAACGTGAAAAAGTCAAAGGCCGCTGATGCTGTGCATTCTGCCGACAATATCAATCAAAACTGAAAGCGTTACCCTTGGAAATATCCTCAAGGGCGTACCGCATGGCATCCATCAAGTGGTTAAAGTCATCAATGGGCCTGTTCAGCTTCTTCCCGGTCTTGGTGTCAGTGTCCCAAGTATAGTTGCTGATTTCAGTGATGAAATTCACACAACGGGGATGCACAATGATGTGATAGTCCTGAATGAAGTCAATCCCGTTGTTGATGCTGTCTTTCCCCTTGCGGGCCTTACGGATACCTTTCAGCCCCAGTTCCCGCAGACGGTCAATAGACTTGGGTTCAGCAGAATCAGCCGTGATTTTCTCTTTCAGATAGCCCATTCGCCGCACTTCATCCGCTATTGCTTCGTTGCTCATGCCGGGTTTATACATTTCATCAAAGACCCAGATGGTTTTGCTCGTCTGGTCAATGAACCCGCAGAACAGGGCAGAAGGGTCATTCGTATATCCAAAGTCAAGACCAAAGGCCGACCTGACCCCATTGATTGCCTTGACATCCTCGATGCTGAACGCCTTTTCTTCCCAATTCTCATAGACAAGACCGTCCACAATACCCCAGTCACCAAGGCCTGCCACCTTATAACGGCGTGGATTCTGCCGCTTCATGGTTTCAAAGACCTTCAAGTCAGCAGCATCCAGCCATTCATTACACAGGTAATTGGTAGTCATGGCAAGGACTTCATCATCCGGCGTGTCAAAAAACCGCTTTTTTATCCAGTGATGTTCATTCCAAGGGTTCAGTGTCAGAGTGATTTGCTTGAACAGTCCCGAACCAGCCGGGACGGCTCCACGGATTGATTCATCCAGCATATTGAAATCATCTTCTGAACTGATTTCATATGCTTCTTCAATCCACATCCAGCACAGGACGCCTTGGTCAACCGTGATAGAAGTGACTTTCAGCGGGTCATCTAAGCCCCTGAAATAGATTTTCTGCCCTGTCGGCAGATAGGTCATTTCAAGGGGGCTTTCCTTCACATCCCAAAAGGCATCAACGCCAAGACGGTGAATGGCCCATTTCAGTTCAGTGAAGCAGGAATCTTTCAGTGTGCGGTAAGTCTTTCTGACTACAAGGGTATTTGCCCCTTTGTACTTCATCATGTTGGTGATGTACCACAGGGCGGCAGTCTTTGACTTCTTCGATGCACGGGAACCCTTGCAAACCCGGTATCTGCCTTTGAACCGCCAGAATGTGCCGTAACCCTTGCCGACTATTTCCGGCAGCTTCATCTTTGTAACGCCGTTGTTGGCGGCTTTCTCTTTGTACTCGTCCGGGTACAGGATATATTTCATATACCCGAAAACGTGTTGTGAAGATATGCGGTTCTTTACCATAGGCAAATCACCGCCTTAATCTTCAAGGGCATCTTCACCAGTAATGACAATAGGGGATGCAATATTGACATCCAGCTTATCATTCCACATTCCAAGGTGTTTCCCCAATAATTCAAGGGCTTTCAGCTTAGAAGAAATCTTGACTTCCCTTTCTACGCTGCCGCCGAACTCATTATCAGATTCCTTATACTTGATGGATTCAATGCAGGACAGGTCATCATCTGTGGCCGTGTCCTTGATTCTGCCCTGACTGTCAACAACGTCAGTCATTTTCACAAAGGCCAGCTTCGCCAGTTCCAAAACAACCCTGTCCTGATTCACCCCGGTTCTTTTACTGCGGGCGGCCATCGCTTCGGCAACCGCCTGCTGAACCTTAACATTTCCCAACATCCGGGAACCTTGAACATCCGCTGTTTTTGCTGAATATCCGGCCCTTATAGCGGCTTGTGTTGCGTTCAGGTCAATCAGGTATTCATCAACAAAACGCTGCTGCTTTTCAGTTAATTTTGCCATCCGGCAACACCTTCCTTCCTAAAAACTCTCCATTTTCTCAACGAAAACTGCCGCAAGGTAGGAGGTATTAGCACCCTTGCGGCAGATAAGAAAAAAGATTGCAGATAAATAGTCAATTTATCTGCAACCTAAAATTTCATAGCTTACATGATACACACGGAAATTGATAAAATCAATACACTTGGAATCACAAAAAACCACTTTTAACACAAGTAAACTAAATCTGAATACACCTTTTCAAATGCTTCAAGTGCTTTCCTGTGGACTTCGATGGTATAATTGTAAGACCGTTTCATTTCCGCAGCAGCAACTTTCAGGGATTTGTACTGCACATAGACCTTATAAAGCACCCTGACATAATCCTTGTTATGTAGGCCCCTGATTTGCCGGATGATTTTTTCCTTGGCATCTGCGAACTGGTCAATCTCCCTGTTGATATGCTCGTCAAAGGAAACATACCTGACAACATCATTTTCCATTTTCCCACCTGTCAAAGAAGTCTGCACCCTGACCTTGCTGTAATCAATGCCGCCGCCTTTCATAGCATCTGTTTTCATATCAGACAGCCTTTGCAAGTCCTGATTGATATTTTCATCAATCAATTCTAACTGTTCTAAATATTCCTTCGCACTCAACCGCTTCAAATCAGCACATCCTTTCTAATTGGTATCCTTTGGGTATCGGTTAAAAATTACACGGCAAATAAACTCAAAGCCTTATAAATCCTAATGGTATCGGTTAGTATCGGTATCGGTTCACACTTATATTCTTATATTTTCAATATTCTTATTTCTTAAAATATCATAGAATTTAAAATAATAAGAATATATCATTTAACAGCTACCAACAGTTACCGCCTTATTTTATCAGTATTTCAACAGATACTTTTAACAGTTACTAAGTGTTACCGAACCATTACCACATGTGAATTTTCTTATAATCATATCCTCAACCACTACTTCCCCAGGAATAGGCCCTATAGTAAAAACAGGAACACACACCACAACAACCCCAGATGTAGTACAGGCATATAATAACTGTGTCACATAATCCTGCATCATAGTCAGGGTGGCAGGGCAAAGGCTCTGCTGTGAAAATTCATCAAATACCATTGGAAGAATATCATTTACCAAAGATACCTTATCCCTATTTTTCAGCAGTTCTAAAATCTCATTTCCTATCATTTATTTGTACTCCCTTCCGGTCTTGGTGTCCCTTAAATGAATTCGTTCAGTCAGTTCAAAACCGCATGAACGGATGATGAATTTTAAAACCTTCACTAAATCGCTGACCCGCTTTTCTGTTTCAGTCTCCATTCTCACCACTTCTTTCATCCCGGCGTATGCCGTTGGGTCTGCATACCCTTCACTGTTATACTTCGGATTCTTCATTGTCACCTGTCCTTTCTATAATGCCGCTTTCAAAAATCACTCTGAACATTTCTTCAAATATCGGAACCACAATGGAATTTCCTGCTTGATGATACAGTGTTCGGTTCATCTTTCCGACTTGAACCTCACAAGTTGACCTTGCTGCATAAAAATCTTCATCGGAATAACCCATCAGTCTCCAACATTCCAGTTCCGTCAGATACCTATAGCGGCCACCACCAAGGTCTATCACCTGTGCGGGGGTTCTGTCCTGCCGTGTGGTGATGGTATTTGCATATTCATCAATAACCACTGTGCGGCGTATCCCCTTTTTCCCTATGGCTTCATATACGCTTGGCTGTGTTACCATGTAGCAATCGTCCACAGCGGCGCTTTCAAGAAAAGCGTGGATGTCCTTCATGGGTCTGGTTTTCATCCGTTCAAAATTGAATCGTTCAGGCCCTAATATTGAAACGGTAAAGACCCGTTTCCGTGCCTGCGGGATACCAAAGTCACGTGCATCCAGTAATTTGTAGCTGTTGGAATATCCCAGCATCTCCATGTAAGAAAGATAACGGTTAAAGTTATGAACCATATGCTTTGACAGTACGTTCTTGACGTTTTCCCATATCACAACTTTAGGCTTCCATTCACCCATCTGTTCAATGATGTGGACTGTCTCCCACATAAGGCTTGACCGTGTTTTGCTCCCTTCATCGGCCCCCTTCCCCCGGTTAATTCTCCCAGCTTCTGCTTTTGCCTTTCCCTGATGTCCGGCAATACTGAAATCCTGACAGGGGGAACCGTGAATGAGAATATCAGGCCGCAGATTCCAACCCACCACTGTCTGCGGTGACTGCTTCATATCTGCTTCAAACATCGCATTGTATGACCTGACTGCCTTTTCATCTATTTCCACATAGTCAATGGATTTGACTGGAATGCCTAAATTCCTTAAAGCACATCTTGGCGACCCTATGCCGCCAAACAATTCAAGAATCTGTACCTTCGTAAAATCACCCCCCTTATCTATGGCTTTCTGAATATTTTTCGATTCACGCCGTTCAGTTTTTTCTGAACAACTGTGAATCCCAGCCGCTTGTTTATCTGCTTGCTGAATACTATGTTTGACATCGGCTGCATACTATTTTCAGCGCAAAATACCTGATAACGCTTATAGACTTCATTTGTGGGTTCATTTTCAATGGCATCCACCCCGCAGTCAGCAATAAAGGCAATAATGGGGTTATTTTCTTCTTCATACTCGTTCAACTGGTTCTGAACCTTTTCAGACTGTGTGAAGCCCTGATTGATAATGACCCGTTGCAAACCTTCCACACCAACCCGGATAAAGTATTCCATGCAGTCCTGTTCAATTAACTTATACTTGATATACGGGTCATAATCGTCAGATTCCTTACTGAATGTGGCGTTGAACGGAATGATGACCAAACGCCTAAGAACGGCCCCGGTCTTATCCTTCATTCGTGGGATGTCATTTGCACTGAATAGAAGTTTAATGAACGGGTTGAATTCAAAGGGGTCTTGACCTTTTCTTTCTGCCTTGATTCTGTTACCCGTGACAACCTTCTTGAAAATGCTGACCTGTGAACCTTGCAGGAAGTCATCCCCAATGTCATCGCCGATATTTGCCAGCTTTCCGAACATCATGGCCGTGCTGAACCTGTCCCCAAGTTCTTTCAGGTCAAGGGCTGAAATATTCTGTTCCCCCAGCATGGCCTTCATGCAGTCAAGGAAGGTACTTTTACCGTTGGACTTATCACCCGTCAGAATAAAAGCCTTTCCCAACTCATTCCTGCGGTAAAAGCAGTATCCAATACATTCTTCCAGCAGCAGCCGGATGTTCCGGTCATTACAGGCCAGCTTATCAAGGGTCTTGTCTGCCAGTTCAGAATATGCGTCCGGGTTATAATTCCACGGGATTTTGTTGGTGATGACCATATCAGAACTGAATGGCTTTAATTCACCTGTCACCATGTCATACACCCCATTTTCAAAAGCAATCAAGTTTGCTTCTGACATCTGCCGTTCTTCGGTTATCAACTCCATATAGTCCAACACTTCCCGCCGTTGGGTTTTTTTCAGGTTCGGAATGTAGTGAATCATTTCTGTTTCGATTTCCTTATACCCATTTTCATAGACGCCATCTTTGTAAATGTGCAGCTGGTTATTGATTTTTACGATGTGGGCCGTGTTCTTCATGTACGTTGCAAACTTATCAAAAAGGAATGTGGAACCCATGAAAAACACGGGCTTCTGAAAGGCTTCATCCCGCAGTATGGTTTCCAGTTCGTCATCCGGCAGCGGTTCCTTCAGAACAAATTTATTCAGGATGCGGATGCACTCACGAGTTTCATCCACGGTGAAATCATTGGCCGTCAGGGTAAGGATATAATTGAATAGGGCCTGATTCCTTCCATCCCCGGCATCCATGTCAAGAAAATCCGCAGATGCTTTGACCGGAAACAGCCACTTGGGAATTTCCTGATACTGTTCCCCTTCCTCAATGTCCCATTCACAGAACCGTTCTTCCCCGTTCACTTTGATGACCTCATAGGACAGGCGGCTGCCGACCTTGATGTCAGCAGTCAGCCCTACGGCCAGCTGAACGTGCGTCCGGTTGCGGCTGATGGAATGATTTTTGAAAACAAAATGCTTTCCCCGGCTCGTACAATAAACACGGCAATTTAGCTGATATTCTTCCACAATGTTCATCAGGATTTCAGCCTGTTCAGCGTCATCAATATCAATAAAGATGGTGTCATCTGCCAGAACTCCGGCATAGCCGTTCAGCTTCTTCACTTCTTCAAGGGTTTTCCACTTGGTTCTGTTTTTCAGTTTTTCACAGGGCTGTTTGCCCTTGGTTTCTATGTACCCTTTATAAAGCATCAGTTTCACCCACCTTTATGTGATAATTTCCAACACCTTCATGTAGAAATCACGGTTCTTTTTCTCATTGTCAGACTTCCGCTGATAAGTCCGCAGAGCTGCTTTCATTTCCTTTAATTCATCCCGGAATGCTTTCACATGGCTGTTGTAATGCTCCCACCCGTCAGATTTCCGCTTGAACCTGTCCCGGCTGCTGATGCAGTTATCCAGCTGTTTCTCACAGAATTTGACCTTTTCCGTATAGCCTACGATGTAGCGGGATGCTTCTTTCTGACGGGGTTCATACTGTTCAAGTTCCTGTTCAATGAATTCTCTGATTTGCCCTTCACACTCCGGTGTGTGGCTGTCACGAATGATGTTGACCAGCTTCTTGACTTTGGAAATGCTGCGGCAAGACAGAAACTTTTCAAGGTATATAATCATTGAACCGTTGTACCACTCGATACGAATTTCCATAGACACCCTTCCTTTCCTAAATTGCTACGCCAAACTGTTTCAGGCGTTTTTTTGCTAAATCTATATACCAGCCACGGTCAAGAATTTCAGGTACTTTGACACCGTTCACATCGTCATTGAAAATGAAACAGTGTTCCGGGGTATTCCCGAACTTTTCCCCTTTGGGCTTGATTGCTTTCCTTTTCAGCAGGCGGCCATCATCCTGACTGTTTGAAGCAAACACCCTATATGACTTATAGGTGTACTTGACCGTTTCCGGGTACTCATATATTTCTTTGATGACCCTGACGCCTTTCTTACGGATGACCGGGGTACAGTGTTCATGTTCCACCCAGTCATATTTGTCCGACAGCTTCACAATTTTCTGGAACATTATCAGGTCATCACATTGGTTGATAGTCTGTTCCACAGGGGTCTTATCAACCATATAATCCACCAAGGCCTTGTTGATGATGGGAAGGTCATTGTCTACCGCAGACAGTTCTTTCACATAAGCGCCGATACGTTCCACGCTGCCGTCTGCGGATACCCACAGATAGTTATTCACATCCTTCTGAAATATTTCATGGATGCAGTCCAGTTCAAGCAGGATGTCACAAAGCGGCGTGCTACACCGCTGTTCCCACTCCCAGCAAATATCATCCATCATGTCAAAGGCTTCATCCGTATCCGGCACCTTGACAATCAGGCCGTCAGTATTTGACTGAATCAGTTCAAACCCCGGTATCACTTCCAGATGCTCAATCAGGTCAAGAAGCATCAGCTGACCATTGATGCACATGCAATTATTATTCCGTGGGTCATACGCCGAATTTGTATTGTCCTTCATGGCCCCGGACAGGGCATTCAGCATCTTTTTATAGGGCAGCTGCATCTTCTTGAACCGCTTGGCTTCTGCCTTGCTTGCGGCGTGGGTCTGCTTATACTTCAACGCCTTTCTGGTTTTATACACTTTTTGGTAATTGTCATTTGTGGCCGCCCTCGTGACCAACTGCCAAGCAATCAGCATTGACGGATAATAGTTATTCACGTCAACGTGATATAAGGCCCCAGTGAAATGTGACGGCTTTTCTGTTGCCCCGTGCAGGCCGCCAAAACCAAACGTGTGTGGAATCCCGGCAATCAGCGTTTCAAGGCTCTGCGATTTGTACCACGTCTTTTTGTCATACTCACTGCGGTTCTGCAAATCCAAGGACAGGGCTTCTTTTCGCTTTTGTTCAAACCAGTCCTGAACATATCGGTATTTGTTCAGTCTCAAACAGGGAAGGAAGAAAAAGTCAAATTCATCATTGAATTCCTGTTTCCGACATCCAAGGACTTTTGCGGTGATTCTTGCTTCACTGTCTCCAATATTTGATAAGCTGACCATATCCGGGAACGCCTGAATGATTCCGTGCATCGCTTCAAAAACGTCTGCGGTCTGCAAGAATACTTTGATAGTTTCTTCCACATCATGGCGGCAATAGAACACGGTCTGTTCTATTTCCTGCGGGGTCAGAGGCCTGTCTATATCAAAAGGAACTTCTGATTCCTTGATGTCGCTGCCAAGGAATCCTTCCATAGTTTTCAAACCAACTGGCGGGTTTGGCATCACGTCATAGTTAATCATCGGAACTTTATTGAATACAGAAGAAAACTGCCAGCCTTCCCGTCCTTCCACAATTATCCAGTCATTGATTCTTTTGGGGTCAAGTCCCAATAAGATTCCCTTCATGATGTACTGGTCATAGTGTTTGTTATTAAATCCCACCCATATATCCCGCCTATTCGCTTCATATAAGGCTTTTAATTCATCAGGGCTATTGATTATCACGTGTTCCTTTTTACGGGTCACATCAATGAAAACAGCAAGCCAGTCATGTTTGAACACCTCAAAGTCATAAAAAATCATAGTGTTCACCCTTTCCGAAAATGGCGGTGGATGGAACCAAACACCAAACCACCGCCTATGATTCATTTTAGTATCTTAACAAGATACATTTCAAGTAAAAAATTTTTACAGGTCAAAGACCTCGTTGATGGTGATGGGGTTGAAAGCATTTGCAGCATACTTGACTTCAAGTTCAATCGCTCCCTGAATGGACTGAAATACATCAAGAATCTGTCCGGCAAAGTCCGTATAATTCACGAACACAACGGGGTCATCATCTTCACTAAGAAGTTCATTCACCCAAGTGCAGACAGATTTGATTGCCCGGCCATCGTTCCATTTCTCCGTGGTCTTATTGCCAAGGATGACACGGTTGAAGAAAATCATGCGGCCCTGCTGGTCACCCTCTTTGATTTTGCACTGGACGGCGAACATCAGCTTATCCTTAGCCTTGGTCTGCTTGATTTCCATTTTCTCAATGCTGACAATGTACACGCCATCTGGCACATCCGAAAAACTCACGTCCGGCGCTTCGTCCACTTCCTTCTGTAATGCCCCTAAATCCACCTTTTCATCAAATGCGCTGAAATCTACTGCCATAATTCTGTTCCTTTCCTCTCTGTTTGAGAATTTAAAAATTTTTATAATTGTTTCCACAGGGTCAAAGGTATCTGTTTCCCATGTATAACCGTCATGATTTTCAGCTGTGATTTTAACCCCGTTTTCATACATCAGGCAAAGTTCCAACCCGCCACGCTCATTTTCTGTATTTCCATACAGAATCAAGTCATACATAGGATTCACCCCTTACTATTTTCTGATACTTAAAACCAGCTTCAACAGTTCAAACGCTTGAACCTCATTGAACCCTACTTCAATATAGGCATCATACAGTTCCTTTGCGGCTTTCGCCCCGTCTGCCGGCGTGGCCTTTCTGCCGTACCTTTCATTGAAGCGGCGCTTTGCTTCGTCCGTGTCAACACCCTTTACCGGGTCACTGTCCATCATAGCCCCTAAGATTCCAAGCCCAATCAGGGCGTCCAGTCCGTCATTTCTTGCCATATCATTCACCTTATCCTTTCTTAGCGTGTTCTTCTGGTTCTGCGGGTTCTTGCCCCGGCAGTCTGTTCAGCGGCTTCACCTTCGGACGCCGTGGTATCATCCGGCTTTGTGCGGCGTGTCCTTCTGCCGGATTCAGGCGGGTTCATAGCACCGTCAAGGGGGTTGTTTCTCTGTGAAATGCGCTTGCAGCCCTCAACAAATTCTTCCTTGGTGATGACCTTCATCACTTCAACGCCGCCAACGATTAAATCAACGCTGTCACCTTTATGCTTCATCACATAATTGTCATCTGCCGGAACGTAAAAATATGTATCCTCATTCAGTACGACCGTTTCAGAATCCGTATTTGTCGTGCCGTCCTGAACTGGTTCAGCGGCCTTACGCTCTTTTCTGGTACGTCTTGGCGGTGTTTCAAGCGGCGGCGTGGGAATATCCTTTGTAGCGTCAATGACTTCCTCAAAGGGGACTTCCTCACGGCCATTTGCGATTTCATCAACGGCCTTGTCACAGGCATCCATATATTCACCGATTTTCTTATTATTTTCAGCCACCACTTCATCATGGGTCTTTTTAGGTTCAGCTGCGGGCTGCGGCGGTGTAGCAGTGTCGGCCTTGACCTTACGGCCACGTCTGCCGGATTCAGGCTTTGCGATGTCTGCGGCTGCCGCTGCGTCTGCCTGTCCCATTTCAGCGTCAGACTTGAAAGACCCCAGTTCATAATAGTTGCGGATTTTATCAGCCACATAATTCAGGTCATTGTCAATGGCATAGGCCGGGAACATCCCAATGGGGGACTTTACCGTATCCTTGCCGGAATTCTGCGTGTAGAAGTAATATTTGCCCTCATTGACCCCGGTTCTAAGGACGATGCTGAACAGTCCTTCAATGGTGATTTTCTCCCGCAGCAGCTTTCCAATCAGCTTCACCGTGGTCAGGCCGTTGTCCAGCGTCTCCAAATGCGTCATATAGGCCACAATCACGTCATCCGGCAGTTCCTTGCATACCTCAATGATTTCAAAGTAGTTGGCCCCAAAATCATTGTACTTGTCCCACCCGGTTTCTTTGATGCGGTTCATATACGGGACGGCAAGGATATACTGGAAGTCATCCACCACCAGCAGCTTCTTTCCGGCAGCAGCCTGTTCCTTCATCCACTTGCAGATTTTCCTTGCTTCGGTTTCACTGTTCAGCATCGTGAACTTTCCCTTGAACGGCAGCGGCTTACCCACGGGATTGACAACCGCCGTTGTGGCCGGGTCACAGTTCCGCAGACTGGTACTTTTTCCCGTGCCGGATTCGCCCATAATCAAAATCTTCTGTGCCATATTATCTCACCTGTCCCTTTCTAAGTTTTTCAAACGTCACTGCCATATTGTGGCTGACATCGTGGTTCCCGTACTTCCTCTGAACATCTGCCCGGATGACCGAACGCACCAGCTTGCGGTTATACACCGGGCGGGGACTGTAGACTTTTCCCTGTCTCTCGTTTACCATTATTCTTCACCCCCTTCTTCGGCTCCACCTTCCAGAACCCGGCTTGACCACATATCAGCCCAGTGCAGCAGCATATAAAGCTGTGTTTCATGACCCTTTACACTGTAATTGGCAGGTTCATACAGGCCATCATGGTATCTGATAGCAAATTCTTCATCTTCCGTCAGGTCAATGAATAGGGTTGCCAGTTTAATTGACCGGGTGGAGTGGTCAATCGGTAGAAGGTCAGGGTTCCGTTTCCACGGCTTCGCTTCGGACTGCTTATATTTCTGTTCCGGCTCTGCCTTGGTAGGCCTGCCGTCCTTAATCATATTCGGCACATACAGCTTCTTTCCGTAATCCCCACACTTTCCAAGGTCATGAAGCAGTGCGGAAATCACCGCAGAATCCTGAATTGCGTTGTATCCTTCCCCACCCAGGGCGGCCACTCCGAACTTTTCAATCATTCTCATGACGTTCAGGGAATGTTCAGCAAGGCCGCCTTCCTTGATGCTGTGGTTTCCACCGGATGCGGGGGCGGTGAAGAACCCGATTTCATCCATATAATCAATCAGGTCATCAATTCCCGGCCTTTCTGTCTTTTTCAGTGCAACCACGATAATATCCCGCACACTTGGGGTCTGCGTCTGTTCCGCTGTTTCATTTTTCTTTGCCATAGGTTCACATCTCCTCTTTGATTTTATTTTCAAAGTGTTTCCACCTTGATTTCAGCAAGTTATAGTTAGCTGTTGCCGTGACCATATCCCCGGCCACCATGCAGATGATGAAGTTTCTGAAAATCTCCCACTGGTCAGGATATAAAAGCACTGCATAGCCGCCAGCATTGTCTATCTGCCGCAGATTATAAATCTGCAAATCTGACGGCCTACCCTTCGGCGCTTTTAGTTCAACACCGATGAACGCCCCCTTGCAGCACACCAGCAAGTCAGGAATGCCGGACTTGGTGAACGCTGCGCCGCCCCAATATTTCAGCTGCCAGCATCCCATGTCTTTCAGAAATTTCTTCACCCTGTTTTCAAAGTTCTTTTCCTGTGCCATTTGCTCACCGTCCTAAAAATAAGAATTTTGTGTCAACAGGGGCCGCAACTGCGGTTGTGGGGTTTTTATCTTTTTCAATAAGGTCAGATAAGTCAAACCCTAATTCTTTCAGATATTCCATCCCGGCCTTGGCGTCTTTCATGCCTTTGACATTCCGAATGACGTTCTTAAAATTCTTGTCAATTTCCGCTTCAACTTCATCTTCCCGTCTATTTATGGCAGTCAGTTCCGGTGAATTATCGCATATGTTAGATAGCAAACGCATTTCAATTTCTTTAGGTGTTAAAACACCTTCCAACTTATGCTTTAGTGAACCGTAAACGTCCTGACGTGAGATTCCCTTTGCTTTTGTGGTCTTTTTAATCCATTCTTCACAGATGTCATCAGCTTTGGAAATCAATTCAGCAATCTGGACTGCGGTTTCCCTTAACTGTGTTTTTTCTGCCCACATTTCTTTGTATTCAGCCATGGCCTGATTATACTGTTCCCGCACTTTATTGAACGTGGCGGTATGCTTTTCTTCAAGCCATTTGACCAACATTGTCTTGGTCATCTTCATCACTCCATTTCCGTCATATTTTGGCTTTGCGTCACTTCTTGATAATTTACAGGCTTGTTCATTTCAACGCCGTATTTGGCGGTTATATGAGTGTTCATGGCATATCCTGACGCACACCCTGCGGCAAATCCTATCAGGAAAGCCACACCCATCAGAATCATCAGCCGTCCAAGCCTAATTTTAGTGTCTGCGGCGTTTTGGTAGCTGTTCATGTGGTTCATAGTCATCACCGTCCATTCCAAAGTATCCGTTGGCTATGGCAAATAAGGTCAGCCACGCCATTGAAACCACAACCATCAGGAAAGGGATATTTGTACCTTCTGAATCCAACGCTGACGCCCCTATCATGAATACCAGACCCATGATGTAGGAAATGGCTTTCAGAATGAAATTTTTAACCCTGTGCTTTTTCCTCTTTCTCGAATAACGCATCTGTCAGTTCCTTTCCCTCTCTAAGCGCCGCAAGGTTCTTTTCTTCAATGCTCCCCTTCACCAGCAGGTAATAGTAGAAGCACGTCTGATTCTGTCCTATCCTGTGAACCCGCTTCTTTGACTGTTCCCACAGGTCACAAGAACCTTTGCCAAGCGGCAGCGTGTAATATATGACTTTGTTCGCCAGCTGATAGTTCCCGCCCATCGCCCCGGCCTGATACTGAATGAATGTAATGGAATCACTGTAATTGTGATAGACTGATAAGTCTTTCCTTGAACCATTCAGCACTGCAAAAGGCCTTTTTAATTCTTGAAGATGGTTCTGCATCTGCCGCAGTTCTTCGTTAAAGTTATAGAAAATGATGATTCTATCTTCTGTGGACTGCACCAAGTCCCGCAGCGTTTGCAGTTTCTCTTTGTGATACTGACCGCACAGCTGTCTTGCATATAAGGTCTTGGTCAAGCTGTTATCGCCAACAAGTTCTATGCAGTCTGATTCATTTGACCCCCAAAAGTCAGAATCAAGTTCAAATTCCTGTAAACTCGCCCGGCTTAATTGCAAGTAGCTATTTTTGATGAAATATCTGTATTCCTTGGTAGGCTTCACAAAAATCTGCTGTTCAACCTGTTCAGGCAGTTCAAGGACTTCTTCTGTTTTCATGAACACGGCCCCGTGCTGCGCCAGCTTACTTTTCAGGTGTTCCACATTCTTATAGCCAGTGATGACTTCCCGTTTGAAAGAACCGTCATCAACCCACTTGGTTTCTATGTACGAACCCCAGAACGCCTTTTTTGTGATATTCCATCCAAGCAGCTTGCATTGTGACCACAGCCTTTCATATTTCCCGGCTGTCGGCGTTCCTGACAGCAGGACAGTGCTTTCAGGGTTCATTTTCAGGATAAACTTTGACCGTTTGGCCGTCTCATTCTGAATCAGGGAACTTTCGTCCAGCATCAGGGTCATGTCCTGCTGCGGCAAGGTCAGCAGCCATGACCGCCTGAAAGCCAGGTCATAGTTGATGACGCCGACAAGTTGAAGGTCTTGACCATAAAGTTCTTTCGTGTCAATCAGGTTCCTAAACCGGATTGCCTGTGTCTTATGGGTCAGGTCAAAGACTTCATAGTTGGGGTAGTATTCTTTGAAGTGCTGAACCCAGTCATCAATCTTTGACTTCTGGCAGATGACCAAGTTGATGTTGTTGTTCAGCATCCACATCTTTTCAGCCCCTACAAAAGTCTTTCCCAGCCCCATGTCAAGATAATAGGCCACGTGGTTGAACTGTTCAGTTTCCTTCAAAACCTTCTGCTGATGGGGCATGAATTGCAGCGGCATCATTCCTCACCATCTTCTTCCGGCGCTTCATCGGAAAGGTCAATCTGCAACTTCGCCACTTCCACAGCGGCCCGATAGACCAGCGCATATTTTGAATTTCCATGGGTACGGGTGACTTTCTCAAGAAACTTGTCAATCTTCCCAAGGAAACAGCCGCATTTCACAGTGATTTCATTGTCTTTGTCCCTGTAGAACGTGGTGAAGTCGCTTCTGCTGCCAATCGGCCCAATAACCAGCACATGGCTTGCAGAAAAGACCTCGGCGTCACCGCAGACCTCGGCGTCACCGCAGACCTCGGCGTCACCGCAGACCTCGGCGTCACCGCA